ATTATCCTGTGCATGGAGGAGGACCAAGATGGAAAACAAGAGTAGGCGAATTAAAGTATGGTACATACCTGAACTATAACAGCTCTTTCTATATCAAAGTAGATAAACACAAAGGTGGGGACGGAGTTTCGCTAGGATACCGGAAAGGGGAATGTGTCCTGTTGAACCTAAAACTTGGGACATCACGGAACATTCCAGGGGACACGGCGGTTACTCCTCCCCAAGCTGATATTGACGTCTACGAGTTGGATAAAGAAGACTTACAGGAGTATCTTAGATAATGATAATCATCAAGAAAATGAAGATCAAAGGCATCCGAGCCGCTCGGTATCTCTGCGACGACGGTCAGGAGTATACAGTACGAGAATTATCTCGGATATGCGGTTACGCGCGCCCCGGCAATTTCTACTGCAAGATGCTCTCACTAGGGATGACCCATCCCCACCTGCTCGACCGGGTTAAAAATATCAACATGACCCGCGGCAACGCAGCTTGGCAACAGTTAACACTAGAAGAGGAGGCGCAAAAATGAAGGTACTTGGTAAGGAATACGAAGCGCAAACAAGCGACGACGGCTCGTGCAGGGGATGTGCGGGAGAGGGTAAAATGCTGCTCTGTTCCTCGCTCCCTTGGTGTTATGGAGGAGAATCGGATGGATTTGGCGAGCCTCTTATTTTCGTTGAGGTTGGGGAGGAGCGATGAGCTTGCCGAAGGCCGTAGGCTTCGACCTTGAGACAGAAGGAGACCTCCCTGAGTACGCCCTTCAACCTTTTCGAGCTGAGACCGGCAAAGCAAAGATTAAGGCCGCCAGTATTGCCGTAGGCGAAGAAATGAGGGGGAGTCTATATCCTGACCTCTTTAAGGTTAGAAACATGCTCCTGTACGCAGGCAGGACTGATAGCTATGTAGTAGGGTGGAACGTAGCATTCGACGCAGCGTGGTGCATCGCTATCGGCCTTGAGGAGGTTGTTTTCAAAACGAAGTGGTTGGACGCTATGCTTTTGTGGCGGCACGCTGTAGTCGAGCCGGAGGGTGAAGATATTCCAAGAGCGAAAAGGAAGTCGTATTCTCTTGAGTCGGCAATGTATGAGTTCTATCCGCAAGAGGCAGGGTTCAAGGATTTCAAAGATTTTCAGGCTGTAGATCAGGAAAGTTTAGAACTCCTGTTACACCGTAACAAGAAAGATGCCTACTGGACTCTGAAGTTGGCTGAGAAGTTCTGGGGGATGTTGAATGAAGGGCAGCGGCGGATCGCACTTATTGAGGCAAGGTGCATACCACTCATTGCGAAAACAAAAGTTCTCGGAATAAACTCAGCAGACGGCGCCGCCAGGCAGCTCGCAAACTCTCTTGCCGATGACGCAATTAGGACATATCGGGAGCTTCTTCGAACCTCGCCAGAGGTCAGGGGGATAAACCTCGGGAGTCCGAAACAACTGCAAAAACTTCTTTATGAGAATTGGGGGCTCATGGCTGACAGGTTTTCCAAAAAATCCGGAGATCCTTCGACCGACAAGTATGCCTTGTTCGATCTGGCCTTCATCGACCCAAGGGCGAAACTCTTGAAAGAGTTGCGGGAGGCGAAGAACAACAGAAAGAAGTACGCCATCGGCACAATTAATAGTCTTGCATACAATGGAGACGGGAAAGTCAGGCCACAGGCAAAAATCTTCTCGACGTATACTTCACGTATTACCTATGGAAGTTCCGACAAGGCGTCGAGGCAGTTCGAGAAGACAACGAAGAAAAACGGTCTTCAGATCATCACTAAGAATGTCGAAGTTCCTGTCGGCGTAGCTCTCCACCAGTGGAAGAGAGGGAAAGAATACCGCAGGCTGATAATGCCGCCTCCAGGCTATGTACTCACCGAGTTCGACGCAGCAGGCCAGGAGTTTCGTTGGATGGCGGTCGCCTCCGGCGATGAGACAATGCTCTCGCTTTGCGCTCCTGGAGAGGACGCACACGGGTATATGGGAGCACAAGTAGCATCATGTGACTATCGAGACCTTGTGCAAAGAGTAAAAGACGGAGATGTTGAAGCTGCCAATGAGCGTAAGTGCGGGAAATTCTGTAATTTGTCCTATCAGTATAGGGTAAGTGCCCGAACTGCCACAACAAAAGCTCGAATTGACTATGAACTCGATGTTGACGAGGCGTTCATCCAGCGGACGCAGGCTATCTACCGAACCTCTTATGTCGGCGTCGGGGGGCTGCCGCGAGAGCGGAATGGTGGCTACTGGGGGCGGCAGATCGAGAAGTGCAAGAGGCTCGGCTACGCCGAGACCTTCGCCGGTAGGAGAGTACAGCTCAAAGGAAGTTGGGCAGGTCGAGATGCTTGGGCTATGGAGAGTACATCCATCAACTACCCGATTCAAGGGACTGGCGGAGATCAGAAGTATCTAGCGATGGCGATTGCACGCAACCTTCTTCCTGAGTTTTCAGGGTATTTTTACTATGAGTTGCATGATGGACTCTTTTTCATTTTCCCGGAGGACAGAGCACTGAAGGCAGCAGAAGTTTTCCGCGATAGGCTTTCAGCCTTGCCGTACAAAAAGGCTTGGGGCGTCGACCTTCCAATTATGTTCCCATTCGACGCCAAGATCGGAACATCGTGGGGAGATTTGATGGATTTGGAGAAGTGGGGAAACAAATAACCCTTGACTATTAATGTCAGTCGGGTTACAATTAGGGAAGTAAAAAATACCGGGAACGCCTACCTGCTCGCCGTTGGAAGAATACGGACAAATCGGCACGAGCGCACCATCAGACCTGAATTGCCAGGTATCGTCGAGAAGGGCCACTCGGAATCGGGTTTTATTCAAGGAGGAACTGAAATGAAGAGATATGAACCACCAATGGTGCCGTGGGAGGATCAGATGTGCGAGACTCCTGACGGGGCTTACGTACTGTTCGAGGACGTAAAAGAGCTGGAGGCGAAGCTCGCATACCAAACATCCAGAGCAGTCGCAAACTGGAGAGCGCTGTGTGCGTGCAGAGGGGAGGATGAATGATCCCTCAAAACGCTGGAGGTAAGAATTTTTCTTGGTCCCCGTCGGCGATCAGCGACTACATCAACTGCCCGATGAGCTACGGCGCTAAGCGCTTCTACGAGACCGTCCCTTACGTAGAGACGGAAGCAATGCGCCAAGGCACTTTAGAGCACAAGATGCTCGAAGAGCGGCTGCAGAGCAAGACTCCTCTCCCCGCAGGATACACCCGAGGTGAGAAATATTGTCGAGTGATTGAGTCCTGTGCCGCAGGAGGTCAGATATTTACCGAGAAGCAGCTTGCGATAAACCGAGATATGAAGTTTGTCAAATGGTTCGCGAAGGACGCCTACGGGCGCTGCCAGATCGATGTGCTCGCCCACAAAGGAAAGAACTGCTTTGTGGGCGATTGGAAAACCGGCGGCATCCGAGAGAATAGTCTCCAACTGAAAATTAATGCCTGTTTTGTCTCTCTGCTCTATCCAGAGCTGGAGCAGTTCAACCTGCGGTACATCTGGCTGAAGCATGCCGCCGCTACAGGCGAGGTCTTTAAGAAGCCGAAAATCCCCTCACTCTGGGAGGAGATTTTCGGCTGGGTTCGGAGGATGGAAACATCCTGGACGGAAGAGTCCTTCCCCCCTCGCCCAAGTGGGCTTTGTCGAAACTATTGTTCCGTAGGAACGTGCCCGCACTGCGGGAAGGGCGGTGGGAGATGAGCATACATCTATGTGAAAACGAACGATGCTCGCTTGCCGAGAAGTGCAAGCGTTTTGTGGCCTACCGGTTCGCTCCGGCGGACGCGGTGTACGACATCTTCGAACCGAGAGAAGAGGAGGACGGATACGTATATTGCGCCGCCTTTCTTCCAGCACCGCCAAAAGAGCAGGTGCCGCCTAAGTTTCCAGATGAGTTCTTCGAGCACGCGAAGAAGCCGGAGCGCGCCGAGCCCTTGGATCGGAACGAGACCTTGAAAAAGATGATGGGAGGAAATTAAATGGAGCTTAAAGCCGAGTTAAGGATGGAATATGATCCCGACGCAGGGATAACTGAGATGGAAATTGTCCTTCCCATAGGGAAGTTTGACAAACCGAGGTTCCAGGTACTGCACTTCATAGTTGACGAGCAGGCCGAACTTTACGGCGAGATGCTTCGCTTCTGGGAGAGGGCAGACAGTGAGCGGCGGGCAGAGAACGCCGTCATCAACGCGGAGATTGACTCTGCAGGAGGGAATAAATGAAAGAAGTAACAGTGCTTTACCACGCCGACGCAGACGGCTTCGCTTCTGCGTTTTGCAATCTGGCTGAAGCTCGGAGACCGAGCTAATTACATCGAGGTCCAGTACTCGCAGCCGGTTCCGGAGATCCTGGAGGGGATAAGGGTGCTTTACATCGTTGATTTCTCCTACAAGCGCGAAATATGCGAGGCGCTAAGCGCTAAATACAATGTAACTATTTACGATCACCACAAAACAGCGGAGGCAGGATGAGCACTACACCGGAAGGAGCAACGAAAAAAACAATCTACGCCCTCCTCGCCAAGTACGACATTCAGGCGGCGACCAAGGCCGGGACGTTTGCGAAGGCGACAGGGTGGTGGTATCCTGCAGTGCAGGGAGTGATGTCAGTGCGAGGAGTGCCTGACGTAATAGGGCACTACAAGGGGAGGTTCTTCGCTATCGAAGCAAAGGCGCCAGGCAAGAAGCCATCAGGTTTTCAAGCGCTGCAGATCGCAGCAATAGCCGACTCCGGCGGCGCTGTCTTCGTCGTCGACGGGGAGGAGAGTTTGAGCCTCTTCGAGGCTTGGTTGAAGGAGTAACATATGAGACACATATTTGCGAATATTTGGCCGGCGAAAGATGGACGGCTTGAGATTGGTTCCTGCTTCAATCGTTACTGGAAGGGCGGAGGTTGTTCAGGTGCCAACGTGGTATTCCTGTTTGCAGATAAATCGGATGAGCTGATCGGCTCGGAATTTTTAGGCAATAAGGAAGCTGTTAGCAGTGTGTTCAGACTCATTGAGGAGAATGATAAGCTCCGGAAACAGGTTCAACGGCTGCAGCAGAGGGAGAGGAGGAAAGATGATCTGTCCTAATTGTAAATCGAACTTGGAAGGGGACTTGATATACGAAACCTTCCTCGCAATGCACGGCGATGAAAAGATCGCGCTGGAGACAGCGGCGCTGTACGGGGCGACAAAGACCTCAGGAAGATGGGGGAGGCAGCTAGGGATATACGACATGGAGCATGACTGGACTGCTGCGTGGCAATGTCCTGATTGCGATCATGTCTGGGCGAGGGAGGTCGCGTGACCTCGGTTCGAGTAGTCCAGAACCACCTCATCCTTCGGGCCGACAATGTCGGGCAGCTTCGCGCAGTCTTCCCGCTTCTGAAAGAAGCAATGATCAACGGCGGCCACTACGTAGCCATACCGCACACTTTGGAGAGTGCGAAGATCCTGAATAATCTCGGGATGCAGGCGCCGTCGCCGATCAGGACACAATACGACTGGCCGGGGAGGTACACGCCGAGATGGTATCAAGTTGATACTGCCGAGTTCTTCACACTCAATATGCGATGTTATTGCCTTTCGGCGATGCGAACGGGAAAAACGCTCAGCGCCCTATGGGCTGCAGACTACCTCCGCATGGCCGGCAAGGTCAAACGAACACTGATCGTCGCCCCACTCTCCACCCTCTGGGACGTCTGGCAGACAAACATCTTCGAGTCATTCCCGCTCAGGACCTTCGCGGTGCTGCACGGCGGCAGGAAGAAGCGGCTCGCGCTGCTGGCGCAGCCCTACGATTTTTATATCATCAATCATCACGGAGTAAGGCTCCTTGAGCAGGAGCTGCAGGCTCGCCCCGATATCGATCTTGTCATCATTGACGAAGTCGCCACGATGAGGAATAGCAGGGCCAAGACCCTCTGGAAACCCTTGAACACGGTTCTTAACCGGCAGGGGATAGCGCGGGCAGCATGGGGTCTCACAGGCTCGCCGACGCCGACTGGCCCGACCGACGCCTTCGGCCAGAGTAAGCTCATTACTCCGGAGAAGTTGAAAGGGCATTTTACTGCTTGGAAACAGGAGACCATGCTCCAGGTCTCCCAGTTCAAGTGGGTACCGAAGCAGGACTCAGCTCAGAGCGTAGCGCGCATACTCAGCCCGTCTATCCGCTTCGAGCGAACGGTCTGCACCGATATGGAGCCCTATTACATCGAGCGACGAGCGCAGCTCTCCGAGGAGCAGCACAAGGCGTATAGACAAATCGTCAATCAGGCAGCGACGGACATCCGGGGGTCGATGGTTACAGCGGTTAACGCCGCGAATTTATTATCAAAAATTATTCAAATCAGCGCAGGCGTGGCATATGCTGCAGACGGCTCTATCGCCAGGCTTGACTTCGGCCCGAGGCTTTCAGTCCTCGAAGAACTGATTGAGGAGAACAATGAGAAGGTTTTGGTCTTCGTCCCGTTTACCGGCGTCCTTGAGGCATTGGCAACGGAGTTGCGAAAGCGATGGTCAGTAGCAGTCGTCAACGGCGACGTTTCTCCGGCGAAGAGAACACAAGTGTTCCGAGAGTTCCGGTCCCTGAAGAATCCTTGGATACTTCTCTGCCACCCGGACTGCATGGCCCACGGCCTGGACTTAACAACGGCGTCCCTCTCCATCTGGTATGCGCCGTACCTCAAGTCGGAGAAGTATCAGCAGGCCAACGCCCGGACCGATGGGAGCAGGCAGACAGCGAAGATCGACATCGCTTGGATATATGCGACCTCTGAAGAGAAGAGGGCTTACGCCGTCCTTGAAGGCAATGGGCGGTATCAGGATATTGTCTTGGAACTTTCCAAGAAGAGGAGTTGGTGAAGGAATGAGTCTCGCCCACTGCGATATAACGACCAGCCAAGCGCTGCCCATCACAACTAAAATTAGATGGGCAAGGGAGCGAATCCAGGAGTGGTATGAAGCCTGGGATGGTAAAGTATACGTCTCATTCTCCGGAGGAAAAGATTCTACTGTGCTCCTGCATCTGGTGCGCCAACTGTACCCGGAAGTTCCTGCAGTATTCGTCAATACTGGTCTTGAGTTCCCAGAGGTTACGTCGTTTGTGCGAACTGTCCCTAACGTAGTGTGGCTGAAGCCTAAGATGTTGTTTGGAGATGTGATAAGGAAGTACGGGTACCCAGTAATTAGCAAGGAAGTCGCGATGGCGGTATCGAGATACCGAAACACCAAGTCTGAGGATCAGCGAAGGCTCCGGCTTTGGGGCGGGGTAAACCCGACCTCCGGAAAGGTGCAGACTGTAGGAGTGATCCCGAAGAAATATCACTATCTAGTAGACGCGCCGTTCAAGATAAGCGAACAATGTTGCGACTGCATGAAGAAGCGTCCGATCGCAGCGTTCAACAAAGAGAGCGGCGCAGTACCAGTGGTCGGGGTTATGGCATGTGACAGCAGAGCGAGGGCTAGAAGTTACGCGACCGCAGGCTGTAATATATTTGACAAAAAGAAACTTATGTCCAGACCACTATCTATCTGGACAGAGCACGATATCTGGAGATGCTTGACCGCTGGGATACCTTACTCATCTATCTACAATATGGGCTACGACCGCACGGGGTGCGTATTCTGTGCGTTTGGCTGTATGCAGGAGAAGGAGCCAAGATTTGTAAAGTTGAAGTACACCCACCCTAAACTGCACAAGTATTGTATGGAATACCTCGGCATGGACCGAGTACTCGACTACATCGGAGTACCTTACGAGTAAAGTAAATCAGTTAACAAAAACCCCTTGACTATCTCTGTCAATCGGGTTACAATTAAGAAAATGAGGAACAAATAATTTCTTACTCCGCACCCGGCGAAAGCATAGGGCTTATGTCCTGCCTCCGGGAGTGGGCGGGTCGCACCGGGTGCGGAGTGTGGAGGAGGGTAAGATGGGAATGCGGATAGGTTTCGACGGAGGGTATAACCGGCGTGGCATAATTCAGGTCAAAGAAGCTACATGCTGCAGGTGTAGGAAAACTAAGCCCTGCCTGGTCTCCGACGCCTCAGAGGGGGAGTACAACCCGGCCTGTATTTGCAAAGAATGCGTAAGCATCCTCTTCTCGGAAGAGGAGAGATACGAGGGAGGCAAGTACTGAGATGAAAAAAGTACTTATGGATGCGATAACCGAAGCAGTCAAGCCGCCCTTCAGGATCTTCGACCACCTGAGCCAGGACCACCTCCTCGTCCCTGGAACGAAGGTCCGGTAGAAGGACGAGGCGTTCGACTGTGTCCGCAGCGCAGAGATCGTGGAGCGGCATGAGAACGAATGGTCGTACTGGGTAACTGAGGGACGAGGCAAATTCCTTATAAATGAGGTTCACATTGTAGCAATCGAGGAGGCTCAGATGGGAAACAATAGGAGGGACGCAACGAAGGCGGAGCCAGAGCAACCGGCGAAGAAAGTAATAACGGCGGATGCCGTCATAGCGGCGTATATCAAGACGCGAGACGCCATTGAGGCGGAGAAGAAGATCTACGAAGAAAAAGTCGAGAACCTGAAGGCGGTGCAGGCCAAGCGCGAGCAGTGGCTTACGTCGGAGCTTGACAAGCTGAAGCTGACGAGTTTCAAGAAAACAGGAATAGGCATCGCGTTCTTCAAAACGCGAACGTCGGCAACGATGGCCGACGCAACACAATTTGTCAATTGGATTAAGGAGGACTGGGAGGGGCGAAACCACTTTTTAGAGAAGCGAGTATCGAAGACCGCAGTGGACGAGGCCATTAAGGACGGCCAGACTCCTCCGCCAGGGACGTCGTACTCGTCTACGAGGGTAGTACAGATTAATCGAGGGTGAGGAGGAACGAGTGGAAGAACTTTTAGTAAAAATTAACGATCTGTTCTATGAGTTTAAGCGCGACTCTAATGCAAGACTGGACAATGGCAACAAGGCCGCGGGCGCCAGATCTCGGGAGACCAGCTTGGAGCTTGACAAGCCCCCGAAAGAATGGCGGAAAATTTTCGTTAAGGAGTAAGGAAATGGAGGACGTGCTTTTCTGCCCGAATTGTGGAGCAAAGACCCTTGAAGACCAGGATGACTGGGACTACAGGGGCGGGGAAAAATATTTATGTCGGACCTGCAATACTGTATACCAGATGGCATGCGAAGGGGTCGAGGAACCTACGGTAGAAGAGGACCCAAAGGAGGAATACAGGCCGGTAATCAGCTTCGCCGAAGCATGTACTGCGAGGATGTTGGAAAAATGTTCGACGCAACTCGTCAGCGCATTCGAACGGACGTCATTAGTTTTTAGCGAAGATCCCTCAGTGGAGAAAAACTTCCCACCTGAAGGGAAAATAATCAAGTTCAGAAGATACGCCCCATTAGAGGCGGAACCAAAACCGCAAGGAGAAAACGAAAATGAGTAATGAACTTATGATTCCGAGCAAGGCCGAAATTCCGGCATATATTCTCAATCCCGAGCTTGCTCGCCAGGCGAATGAGGACGCAGCCGCCGGCATCGGCACAGGGTTTCCAGCGAGAATAAAGCTGATGGGCACGAAGTTTGCTTTGGTGGACGGTAACGGCGAGGAGAAACCGTTCCCTCCCAGCAAGCTGTTCAACGGACCTGACGACAACCAGTACTTGCCTATCATCATCCTGCGGGCGAAGAAACCCCTGCAGAAAGCATGGTACCTCCGGAAGTACGACCCGAACGCCGATACGTTCCAAGCTCCGGACTGCTTCAGCAACGACGGTGAGCGCCCAGACCTGAGTAGCCCCTCTAAGCAATCAGAGACCTGCGCAGCCTGTCCGCACAATGCCTTCGGTTCTGGTACCGACCAGAACGGCAACGCGACGAAAGGCAAAGCCTGTTCCGACAGCAAGATTCTGGCAGTATTCGTGCCCGGCTTCGGAATCCACTCGTTCAAGCTGCCGCCAGCGTCGCTGAAGAACTTCGGCCTGTACGTCAAACAGTTGTCGGGCAGCGGCATACCGCTTGGCACAGTCAAGACTTTGGCGGGTTTCGATCTTGCACAGACATACCCCGTTCTGGTCTTCAAGTTTGGCGGGTTTCTCAAACCAGACCATATGGCGCAGCTCGAAGAAATGGCAATGTCGGTCGAAGTAGAAGACATCGTCAGAGGGATCACTGTGTCTGCGGCTGCTCCGGCTTTGCCGGCACCGCCCAAGCCTGCGACTGCACCTCCTCCGGCGGATGATGATCTCGGCCTGGACCTTGAAGATGGCAAGGCCGCAGCGGAAGCTGAGGCGAAAGCTAAGGCGGAGGCCGCAGCCAAGAAGAAACTCGCTGCTGCCAAGAAGAAAGCCGAGGCTGATGCAAAAGCCAAGGCAGAAGCCGAAGCAGCGCTCGCTGCACAAGCAGCAAACAAACCCGAGGTCTACGACTCATCCGAATTCTCAGATGAAGACTTCATTAACGAGCTGGGGCTCGACGACCTATAGGAGTCCGCTATGCTGACTGATTCAGAGAAGGAAACCTTTCGAATGCTGCGGCAAGAGATGCGTATGCGGTGCGTGGACGCCGCTGTCCAATCATGCGCGGAAAATGGCAACACGGAGACAGAGCAGGTACTGGCCGCAGCCCGCAGGTTTTTCGAGTGGGTAGCCGAAGAAGCATAGAAACAATCCGACCTCCGCCCCTACGTAGGGGCGGAGAAGGGAGTTGACCAGTGACAACCAAAGAGAAAGTAGAGAAGATTTTCCAGGCGATAGAGCGGGCGGATATCAGTATGGTCGATGTGCAACGCCTCACCAGTATCAGCCGGGAGACTTTATATAAGTGGAAGGACGGAGGGAATATCAAAGATTTCCTACGTCTGGGTATTATGTTGAAGTTCGCCGCTCTCATCGATGCGGCGTGCGACGCCGGCATGTTGCCCCTGCAGAACTCCTTGAAGGTAGGTGCGCGAGTGGCGCTCATTAGGAAAATTATTGCCAACGCAGCAACAAAGAAGGTAGAATAGGTTCATATAACTGCGGAGGCGCAAAAATGTTCCTATCAAAGCTCCTTCCAGAGGAAGGGTTGTATTGCGTGGCAATGGCTCTCCCTAAAGGAGGGTTTAGGCACTTCTTTCATGATCAACTCGGGGAGGCGAAGGCTAGGCTAAACGCCCTAAATAATGCAGGAAACACAGTTTACATAGCGCAAGCTACGTTTGACCCATCGAAGATCGCTGAAGCAAAAAAGGCAAATGCTTCCCTCGCAGAGGGAGAGAAACGTATGGGCATGAGGACTCAGGTCAATGCTCTTAAGCTCAAGAACTTCTTCCTCGACATCGACGTGGGGGAGAAGTGGCCTTTGAAGACCAAGAAAGAGGCAGCAGACGAGCTGAAGAAGTTCGTCCGCGAAACCGGGCTCCCGTTCCCCTCTGTCGTAAGTTCCGGCAATGGGCTGTATGCGCATTGGATACTTGAACAAGCGGTGCCGGCTGACCAGTGGAAGACTATCGCGCAACTTCTGAAGAAGGTCGTAGCGGCGTACTCGCCCCCGCTCGGCGGAGACTCTTCTCGGACGAGCGACTCGGCTTCGGTCCTTAGACCGCCAGGCACGACGAACAGGAAGCCGGGGAAGCCGGAGAAGGACGTAGTCATCATAAAGGACGTCGCCCCTGTGGAGTTCCTTGACTTCGTCAACCGGCTCGGAGAGGCCGCCAAGGCGAAGAGGGTAAACCGGGAGATGATCTTACCGCCTACGCCCGCAGATGTCAATGCTGACTTTTACGACGGACTCAGCCCGACAGGACCTCCAAGTAACGCTGAGCGCGTTGCGGAGAAATGTGCACAGGTGCGGGAAGTGCGAGACGCACGAGGGGATGTCTCTGAGCCCTTATGGTACAATACCCTTGGTCTGGTCATTCACTGCGAGGACGGAGAAGTCACCGCGCACGAATGGTCGTCCGGGCACCCGGAGTACAGCGTAGCTGAAACCTCGCGGAAGATCGCTCAGTGGCAGGGGACCGGCATAGGTCCGACGACCTGCGCCAAGTTCGGAGAGCTGAATCCGACAGGCTGTATCGGCTGCCCGAGTAATGGCAAGATTAAGAGCCCGATCGTCCTCGGCAAGCCTGAACCGAAGGCGATAGTCATAGTCGAAGAACAATGTCCTCCTCCAGATAGATTCAGGAGGGGCGAGGATGGCCTGTACGTTGAGATTGAGGGGCGGTGGGTACGTTTCTATGATTGCGACCTTTACGTCGACAGGCTGGCATATGATCAATCCCTCGGCTACGAGGTGATGACGATCAAGCATACCCTGCCGCATGAGGGGGACCTGGAGTGCACCGTCAGATCTTCGTTGGTCAACGACCCGAAGGCGCTACTAACTCTGCTTGCCGATAACCATATCAAGGTAATCGGGGCGAAAAACAAAACGTACTTGGTGAACTATATGGAAGGCTACCAGTCCAAACTCCAAAGAATGCGCCGGATGTCGCACTACCTGTGTCAGATGGGCTGGGCGTCAGCGCGGGATGGCAAGGATATGTTCGTCCTCGGGAAGAAGATCCTGCACAGCGACGGGACTTCTGAAGAGGCGAGCCTCGCCCATAATGTACCTGTCGCAGCCGGAGGCTATCGCACCGCAGGCTCCCTGCAGGAGTGGGTGCGAGCGACGAAGATACTGAGCGCTCCAGGTATGGAGCCTTTCGCCTTTGCACTGCTTGCCGGAGGCTTTGGTGCCCCGCTTATGAAGTTCACTGGGTTCGACGGTGCTGCTGTCTCTATGGTCGGTCCTTCCGGCGCGGGCAAGACCCTCATGCTGATGATGATTCAGTCCGTCTGGGGGGCACATCAAGACCTAATGATGACCAAGAACGATACCGATTTATCGATGATCTCGCGACTCGGCGTATATAACACCCTGCCTCTGACCATCGATGAAGTGACCAACATGGAGGCGATGAAGGCCTCTAATTTGCTGTACCAGATCACTCAGGGGCGAGAGCGGACGCGGCTCGGCAGGGACTCGAAGGAGATGAATAACCTCAACAGATGGAACACCCTCGCTGTCACCAGTTCGAATGAGTCACTTGTCGACAAACTGTCGGCGACCAAGACTGACGCTACAGCCGAGATAAACCGGGTGTTCGAGTACTACGTAAGCAAGCATGAGCTGTTCGTTGAGCCGTTGACCACCGAGCTGTACTGGACCATAACCGAGAACTTTGGCCATGCCGGGGAGGTGTATGCAGAGCGACTGGTGAAGAACGTCAAGAGGCTGCGGGCTGACCTTGATAAGATCAAGACACGAATCGAGGCGAAAGCAGCAACGCAGGGCGGTGAGCGGTTCTGGTCGGCGATTGCAAGTGTCGCCATCTACGGAGGGTTGATCGCCAAGGATCTCGGGCTGATCGATTTCGAGATCGCCCCTGTCATGCGGTGGGCTGAGAAGACGATCCAGGAGATGAGGACCGACAAGCAGGAGCTGGCCAGTGACTCAGTCGCTATCCTCGCCCAATTCCTCGACGAGCACGCCGGCAACCGCCTGATCGTCAAAGGCAGCGCTCACTCGAAACAAGGTTGCCAGGTCATCGAGGCGCCGCGAGGGGCGCTCTACGTGCGGTACGAGATCGATACCCGGAGAATGTATGTCTCGCGGCCTGTGCTCAAGACGTGGTTGTCCAAACGGTACGGCTCGTACACCAAACTGAAGAGGGACCTGATGGAGATGAAAGCTTTGGTCGACGCCAACAGGACGAAGAACTTGGGCGCCGGGACGTGGTTCTCCTCAGCTTCGCAGGCTACGTGGGATATTAATGTCTCATGCCGACGGCTTGGTTTTGCGGCGCAGCAGCTCATAGAGACCGCCGAGGAGCTTGCAAAGTTGCCGGCGTTGCCGGGGAGTGGGAAAATTGGAGGAGGGGAGGAATGAGGTATCTTTCCGTGTGCAGCGGGATAGAAGCTGCGACCGTAGCGTGGCACCAGATGGGCTGGGAGCCGGTGGCTTTCTCGGAGATCGAGAAGTTCCCGTCGGCGGTCCTGGCCCATCATTACCCAGCCGTCTCCAATCTTGGGGACATGACACAATACAAGGAGTGGAACATTGACCAGATCGATCTGCTTGCCGGAGGTACCCCCTGCCAGTCCTTCTCCGTCGCTGGACTTAGAAAAGGACTGGATGACCCGCGTGGCAACCTTTGCTTGGTCTATCTCGGACTTGCAGAGAGGTTTCGCCCTCGCTGGATACTCTGGGAAAACGTCCCCGGTGTTCTCTCATCCGGAGGAGGAGGGGATTTTGGTTCCTTCCTCTGGGCGTTGGCTGAACTCGGGTATGGGTGGTCCTACCGAATCCTTGACGCTCAATATTTTGGAGTTCCCCAGCGACGCCGTCGCGTCTTCGTTGTCGGATATCTTGGAGATTGGCGACGTGCCGCAGCGGTTCTTTTTGAGCGCCACAGCTTGTCAAGGGATACTCCGCCGAGCAGAGAGAAGAGGGAAAAAGTTGCCGGAACTCTTACGAGTAGCCTTGGAAGACGCTGCGGAACCCCGAATGGCGACGCTCCAGCCGATTATTTAGTTTGTGGAACTCTGAACGCAAACGGAAAGGCAGCGGGGTCGGCAACGCAGCAAGATGCGGAGAGTGGCATGCTAGTACTTGTCCCTGATGGCTACGGCACCCTGATAGCCCGCGAGACAGGAGGAGGTTTTGAAGGTGCTGTCTGCATGGCACACGGCCAAGGAAACGCAGAGATCCGCAGCGACGGCGAGCCGTCGCTTACCTGCAACCACGAGGCTCCAATAGTTGCTGGGTTCCTCCCAGGGCAAGGTAGTAAGGCAGGTAGTGTAGGATACGAAGAGCAAGTCGCACCCACTCTCAGGAGTGGGTGCGACTCTTACGGAGTGTTTTGCTCTGAGGTCTCTCCTTGCCTCGGCAAGGAGAGTTTGTCCCCAACGAAGAGTTCAAGCGGCCAGATGGTAGACTTTTCGATTGTGCAAAATGCGCAAGTACGAAGACTCACTCCCAAAGAGTGCGAAAGACTGCAAGGTTTCCCAGACGACTACACCAAAATCCCTTGGCGAGGCAAGCCTGCGGAGCAGTGCCCGGATGGGCCGAGGTATAAAGCTCTCGGAAACAGTATGGCAGTGCCATGCATGAGGTGGCTCGGGAAACGAATACAGGGGGTTGATGAGATATGAGCGGTCTGAAAGGCGACGCCTGCATCCGTAAAAAAGTAGTGATAGCCGATGAAAATTTTTACCTTCTCATCGGTAAGAATTTCGTGTTCGCCACGACTCCGTTCGAAAACAGGCCGGAGAACGCGAAGCTGCGGCAGATAGTCGACACCATTTGCTACGAGATAACATTGGCGCAAGGAGGGGGCGAGGAGGATGCTGACAGCGGAAATTGAGAAGGCTATAGCCGCAGCAGATGAGTTCGTAGCCAGGGCGAGGAAGCACCTCCTCGTGCGCGAGCGGGAGCCATTCAAGTATCACCATACGACATCAAGGAACATGCGGAGAGCATCGCTTGCACTCACATACCAACTGGGAGAGATGAGGAGGAAGGGAGGATGATGGAATCATACGATATTAGCGCATTGCATAAATCAGAGTGGCGACAATTTGATATGCATTTTGATGTACGTGAAGGAGACTATATCATCGTATATGATATAGCAAAAGCATTGGTCGCTTCTGGTAAATTCGTGAAGGTGAGAGTCGTCGGGACCAAGCAGGTCGATATTAACTTTTCGGACGGAGAATCATGATAGGTAAAATTCTTTGTAGGCTCGGGCTGCACCGCACTGTATTCAAGGCTACGTACTTACCGAGCATAGACGCCGAGATAATTACGGACTTCATTACACAGGTGAAGTGCTTGCGGTGTGGGAAAGTAATTGAGCGCACCCATTCGAAATGGGATGGGCGGAAGCTGATCGACGTGACGGAGGGAGGGGAAGGATGATAATAGGCGAAGCAAATTATGTGCGAGTACCGACAATTGACAACGCTTGGCGGGAAGCGATGTGGCTATGTGTGCGGAACGGGTACGACTTCCTGGTGAAAGGAGGGAGTTACCAAGGGCAAATACGGAAGCAGCTCGACAAGGTGATGATCGAGATAACCGCACCCGGCTCCCGCCCTTTAGCGCCGATCACGCCTGCAGCTATCCCCGCGCCGACCAGCGAAGTGAAGATCGGAGAATACTTCGTCCGGTATCTCGTAGGCGATGAGAAGGCCCCGAACGAAGTTTATACTTACGGGGAGTTTATTGTGAAGCAGCTTGGTCAAGTCATTAGTCTCCTTCGATCTTCGGAAGGGAATACTAATCAGGCGACGATCTGCATCGGTAACACGAATACAACGTTCCTTGCTGATCCTCCGTGTCTGCGGAGCATCTCGTTTAAAGTGGTGAACGGTCGGCTGAATATGTCGGTGTATTTCCGGTCGTGGGATCTTTACGCCGGCTTACCAGAGAACCTAGGTGGGTTGCAGCTTTTGAAGGAACTGGTGCTGAGCCAGGTCGAAGACGTGTTCCCCATAACTGACGGGTCGATCATCGCGTATTCCGACGGGCTGCATCTGTACGAACAATACTTCTCTCTTGTGGATTGTCTGAACGTAGACAAGATCAACGTGGATGCTGCTGCGCAGAATGACAAGATTGAGTATTTGCAGGTAAACGGTCGGTAAGAGTCTCGGAGGAAAACTTATGACTAGACAGCAAGCATGGTTCGAGATATTCAAAGCTGTAATTGCAGCAGGCGAAGAGTCCTCGAAGAGCAGATCCGATTATCTTCTAAAGGTATACGAAGCCGCGTGGATGGTGTTGCCGGAAAGGACTGTTGTGTGGGAATACGATAGGCCACTGCGCAATCGTGTTGGTGTGGGTTCATGAGACACAAATTATGGAGCAACGAATCGCATTTCAGCGTGAAATGTGTGAGAACTTACTTCGGATGAGGGGGGAAGCGAAATGACAATGCCTATGGACATGTCTGAAAGAGATCAGGCAATCGAGATGGAAGCCTTGAATCATTTAGCCGAGCTTGCACAGAGAGCGTGGGACCTCGGATTTTCGCTGCAATGTAACGGTACTTCGATAGACATATTCCCCCGAGGGGAATTTCCACTGACTGCGGACGCATGTCCGGGGGAAATATTTACCGCCCAGACTACGTATGAACTTAGTGCTTGGCTAAACGGAGTGGCGTACGGTAGAAAACATATACGATAGGAGGAAGCATGAATCAGGACCAAGAGATTACTGAAGTACAGGAGGAAAAGAGAGTAAGACGATGCAGGGTTCACGGAGACTACTACGCGGACCTAGAAAAAACACCGGGCTGCCCGTTCTGTTACGCGGAGGCAAAGTCCAGGGAGATAAATGTCGTTGATGGGCTGACGGGGGCAGCAGCATCGGCCAAACTATGTACGGACAATTGGAAGGGCCGCTTACAGGCCGCTGAGGCTGGCTCGCACCACACGCTCGGAGACTGCTTAGACGAAGCTAAGGCCACAATCTGTGGTGAACGACAAGATCAATATGGGAGTCCGGAAGATTCTTTCGCGCTGATCGCCGACTATTGGTCAACGTACTTGCGGCACGAATACAACAGCGACCATCACCACCTGCAAGCCAAAGACGTAGCCCACATGATGATCTTGTTCAAGGTTGCTCGCTGCCAGGGGCAGAAGTTGAAACGGGACTCGTATATCGATATTTGCGGCTACGCCGCGATCACAGCCGATCGGCTGATGAGGGAGAAAGTATGAAACACTGGAAAATTTATGCCGGGAAAGAGGCCATGTTTGCCCACCGGTTCGTATCGTTTCGTTTCCTGCGGTTCTTGGTGGAAGACGCATTGCGGGTGGGGACCAACGTAATATACCCTACTCCCCCCGGTACGTCTGAATCCCAAACTGCTCAGCAATCTGCTGCTGACGAAGACCGGTAGTCCCCTGCTCTCCTAGAACCATCTTCTTGATTGCGGGTCGTATATCTCCCCCGGTGATAGCAAACCGGGGGAGTTTTTTATTGAAGGTCGCGATTGCGGCCATCGGCCCGTCAGTGTCCTCGCTCTCGACGATCGCCTGTGCTGCGTCCCGAATGAGTCGGCCTTTCCGTTCGGAGAGCTGAGTCCCTATCTTGTTCAGACTGCGCTCCGCGCCCTGTGCCTTCGCAACTTCGTCCGGGTTGAACCCAAGCCCAATCATCAGGATTTCGTCAGGGCCGATGGCCTCGTCCGCAAGGAGTTTCTTCCCCGCTCCGGTCTTCAGTCCGTCGGAGGCGACTCGCATCGCTTTCAGTCCGTCCTTCAAAGGTTTTGGTAGCGCTTCTTCGAGCCCTCGCATGAAGTTCCCTTTGTTAAACATCTGGTCGTAGCCCTTGACCCACGACTGCGCCACTGAGAAGCTCGGGCCGATGAGGTTGCCGGCGTACCATGCCGCGAGCTGCGCCCCATGCAGATACTCAGGAGGCTCCGAGGAAGCTCCGTACAGGTCGCCCATACCTACGCGTTTCGAGATGTTCATTCCTGCAGCGGTAGGTAGTCCGTAGGAGATAACGCCACCGAAGAGATCTCCGGCCCGCTCGTTTACCCAGTTGTCGAACTCCAGCTCCGCGTCGAAGGGTTCATCGTCGTCGCCTCCGAAGAGGTTGGCGAGGCCAAACACCAGCCCGCCGATAATCGTGCCATGTACGCCGGCAAGTGCGGCAGACATCGCAGTTACCCCAAGGAACTCTTTCATCGCCTCGCGACGAACTTCAGGAGTTTCTCCTTTCGTCGCCTGCATCAGCAATATACCCATGCGAAGCGCAGTCTTTATCCGGTACGTCTGGAACGTCGTCAGAGTCCTGACGGTGTCTCCCTGCATGAACCAGCCCTTGTCGGATTTGGCGTAATTATAAAGCGTCCCGCCGACGATTTCCGAAGAGTCGTCCAGTGCCGAGAAGAAGTCCTTCTTCTTTTCAGTCGCCAGTTTATAACTCGCAAGAACTGTCGCTTTCCGGCTGCCAAGCTCGCCGTGCTGCATAGGCAGCATCGCGTAGCGCAGGGCCTTGCCGACCGCAGTCGTCTGTTTCCCTTGAGCGATGTCACTCGCCTCATGGACAGCGGAGATATCCAAGTCGCCTCGGGCGAGAGATTCACGAAGGGCGAGAAGCTCGCGCTTATAGTCGGACTTCAGCCCTTTTACCTTCTGCAGCTTCTCTGCCGGCGAGAAGAAGTCTTCGCCGAGTTGACGGTCTCCAACCCTGTTCTTCTCTGTTACTTTCAGATGCAGGTCCGCGTATAATTGGTTTACATCAGCGTCGCCGTACATTGCATCTTTGCTATACTTCACACTGAACGCCTTGCGCAGTCCCTCGGTGAGTGCTGCGGTTGCCTTCGGTAGGGAAGCGAACTTACGGGCAAGGGCTGGCAGTGTGAGCACTGGTAACTGGGTCAACTGGACCAAAAAAGTCGATGGGGACGTCATATAGTAGGCGGTGCTGAACTTGCCAAGCGTCGAGGCTATAGGGCTCACCCGCTCATTCTTCACTGCTTGGTACCATCTCCTGGCGTCGTTGACCAACTCAGTGCGCATATCAGTGTTTATTACGCCTTCGCCGCTCCGGACCTTTTCATCTCGGTCTGCAACCATCCCCTTCGTCTCTTCCTCGAACCCTTGGATATCCGCCTCGATCTTCCGCCCATACTCCATCCAGGCGATTGAGCCTGCATGTCTCAGGACATAGTCCATCGAGCTGCGGAGCATGTCGGTGTGGGCACCAAGAACGTTCTTTCGATGGATGGAGTTCTTCAGCGCGGAGGTCTCCGGCATCCAGCGGATGATGACCTGGTTCAGGTCGGAGAAAGCGTCGGCGGCGCGCTGCTGCGCTTCGCTTACCGCGCCGTCATCACTCAGGTCGACGCCTGCCATGTACTTCGCCTCAAGGGCTTTGCCGAGCTGCTCTCGCAGGGCCTGCGGGATAACGGCTTCGCCTCTCTGGGTTTCCCTCTTCACGTCTTCAACGAAGGTGTCCGGGTCAACGCCTTGGGCCTCCATCTGATTGCGGAATACGCGACGTTCACCAGGTGAGGAGAAGAACTCAGTCTGCTCCCGACCGTCCTGCGTAGTGAACTTCAGGATGTACTCACCGTACCGCGATAACGGCACGTAGATGCCTCGCAGCTTGCTGAAGGTTGCATTGAACTGGGTCATGAGCTGTTCGCGCAAGGTCTGGTCGCCTTCGGACGACGCCTCGATAACAGCGAGGAGATTGTTCCGTTCTCTCTCCCTGAGAAAGGCTAGGTAGTCAACGACCTTTTTCGCTTGCTCCTGCTCAACCGGTTTTAACCGGTCCCACGCGGTTCGAACTTCCAGGTACGCCTCAACGAACGACTTGCCAGTAGACTTCCGCATCCCTTCGGCTTGCCAGAGGCGCTCGGCGCTGTCGGTCTGCAGAGCAGCCGGGCCGGTCGTAGATACCCAGCCTTGCTCGTTTTCACTAAGCCAAGGGGTCATCTGGTTGAACGTGCCAACGAGGAGGAGATTGTTGAACGCCTTCAAGCCGGAGTTTTTCTCGGCGATGCGCTCCGCGTCCTGATAGATGGCGTAAAAGTCGTCAGGGAGTTGGGCCTTGATAGCCTCCATCTTTTTGTTGTGCGTGTCGATGTCTTTTAGCCAGTGGATCTTATTACCGAGGGTCTGGGCCAAGTGCGACCGCGGTGTTACCGCTAACCACTGCTTGGCGTACTTGACGTAGGTGTCGCGTAGGATATCCTTCGAATTTTGGACTGCGTCTAAGACTTGGTCAATCGTCGCTTGCCCTTCTTTCATTTTGTCGGAGACTACTGAGAACAGTTGCTCCGGCTGGTCCAGCTTGGCCAGGATCTCGTTCAGGCTCCTGCTAGGAGCCTGGTCCTGCTCTCTCCGTGCCCACGCCTGAGTGCCTTGCGAGAACAGTGAAACGAGGTCGGACTCTGAGAACCGCCCGTAGGCGACACCAAGCCGGTAGAGTGCGGCCTTGACGGCGGAGAGTACCCGTTTGAAGATATTGTGCTGCCTGTTGGACTTCTCCTGAAGGAAGTACATGAGCGCCTCTTCACCTCGGAAGCCTCTCTCCGTGTCTTTCGGCACCTTAGCAAATGCAGCCTTGACCGCAGGGTTGGTCTTGGCGAGAACGGCGAAGTCCTTCAGGATCTTGGTTCGCCCTTTGCGAAATACCTTGTCTTCCTTGAGGAGGGCATGACCTGCTTCATGTCGCATCAGATCTGCCGCGCCGCCGGGTCGGAGGTTGTCTGCGAAGAGAACGACTTTCTTCTGGAGGGGGAAGTACGCGCCTGCAGTTTTGCCGTTCGAGGTTCGAAGGGCTTCGCCCTCGGTACCAAGTTCGCTTGCATTCTCCACAACTTCAAGTTTCCCTCGTTTCACGAGATTGTCGTACCCCCTGCCGAGGAAAACCTTCAGGTCCTTCTGCACCTGTGCGATGAAGGTGCTACCACCCTTGGTAGTCTGCGCCTGTAGTGGTGTTCCGGTTACGTCCGTACTCGCCAACTGAGCAGCGATAGACAGAGCCTCGCTGAACGCCGTAGTATGTTTCGCCTCGATCCCGAGGACCTGCATAACCTTCTCGACGAGGGCGTCCCATGCGCTACGGAGCTTGCCGCCGGTCTTGATCTGAGTCGCTTTCAGTACGCCTTGAAACTGTGGCGAGGAGAACGCCTGGGCCAGGAACTCCTGCTCGTTGAGGAGCCCGTAGCCGATTTGCTCCATGCCGGACAGCTCTCCGGCGAGGAACTTGTTCTTGAACGTCTTACTGCCACCAGCAGCCTCGATGCCGGAGATCGTGTCTTTTGAAATGAGCCCGCTCTTAGCGACCTGGACCTTGACCAACGCCATGACCTCTTTCACCCGCTTCTGCATGTCTGGTCGGACTTTCAATTCTCGCACCGTGACCGAGTGCACCAGCTCGTGTAAAGACGTCGGAGCGTTCTGCAAATTCTTGATTACGATTTCGTTGGTCCCTGGCGTGTACTTCGACGCCTTGGCTGTAGGGTCTACCTTAACAATCGCGTCCAACTTTGAGCCGGGCGTGAACGCCTTGAGGAAACCTCCGAGTTTCTGGATGTTCACGTTTGGAGACTGTTCAATCGTAGTGAACAAGTCGCCCGTGGTAATCGTTCGCTTCACAGCGGTCGCGGCGAGGTTGTCGAGGGCGGCGAAAGATTGAGTCCCAGCGAATTTCTCCTGAAGCGTGTTGTGGGCCTGTTGAACCTTCTCAACTGTAGGTGTACCCTGTATCGCAAATGTACCCCCCTTCGCGGCTCCAGTCTGGGTGGTGAATAAGTGCAGCCCCTCCATCTCCCCGTTGTATATCATGTCCGGAGAGACTTGCCGACCTACCTGCGTTATCTCTGCGGGCGAAGTGGCCGCTCTGGGTGAGCTTACCCCTGAAGAGGTAGAGGCTTGAGCGGCGCTCTCCAGCCGACTGAGTGCGGCGTCCACTGAGGGAGCTATGTCTTCTCCGCCGGCTTCTACGAGTTTCGTACCGTTCTCACGGGCCTGCGTTTCGAGCGTATCTGCGAGCGCTGTCTTGCCTTTCGCCCTAGCCATGAGAGCAAGATCTACTTTCTGGGTGACTGCATCGCGCACAATCATCTCCGATTGTTGCACTGGGTCGGTGACACCGAGAGTGGTAAGCGTGTTTATTTCATTGGGTTTGCCGAGGGCTTGCGCCAGCTTCATCGGCTCCAGTTCTTCGAATGCGGGACTGACTGTCTCCGCTTCGAGCGCACCCGCAGCTTCGTGCGGGACCTCTTGCGGAGTCTGCTCCACTACTTTCTTGGTAAGGACCTCTTCGAGATTTCCGGCGGCGACGGCTTTGACTGCGTCTTCGATCAGCAGCTCTGCAGCCTGATCTCCTATGGATATGCTTGCCTTCTTGCCTTCGACCTTGTCGACCTTGACTCTGTCGGACGTTGCGTTGTTCAGCAGCTCTCCTTGGATGGCTGCGGTCGCCTGCTCTGCGGGCGTAACTTCTTCACGGATTACATTCGCTACTCTTCGGATAGGGAGGCCCGCCGTAACGTCCTCTTTCGCTCCAACGAGCCATTGGTCCGCGTCCGGCACTCCGTTGGCTACCGCCTGCTTGTGAAGTTCGTCTACGACGGCCTGTCGTTGCTCCGGCGTCGCTGAAGCTGGATCTTCGATAACAGTATTCACTGCCTTGGCGCTCTGAGCGTTTCGGTAGTTCGCATGGAGTCCGAACGGAGCAAGGAACGCAGTCATGCCGAGGGTGGGTCCAACGACGCTTTTCATCTGCTCAAGGGGGTCTACGTCTACTCCTGCCTCTTTTTCCACTGCGGCCTGCAGGCCAGCCTGCCCGATCTCAGTACCCACCTCAGCGGCAGCAGTCCCCACAAGGTTCTTAGCGAACGGTTTCCACACGGCAGTATCTGTCGCCGCTTTGATCGTACCGGCTACCGTCGGCGCTACGGCTTTGCCGAGAGCTTTCCCGGCTACGCCTACGAACTTGCCGCCTACGAACGTACCTGCTGCTTCTCCTACGCCCTCAATGAATGCATTCTTCCAGCCGGCTGCGCGGGCTACTTCGTCGGACGCCCCGGACTCTTTGACTGACTCAAGGGTCTGCTGTCCTTGCTGCATAGCCGCCGGGACCGCGCCGAGTAACGACGATATCCCAAGCCCTACCGCCCCACCTACTGCAAGCTCAGGGGCTGCCGCCCCGGCAAGCATCAGGCCGCCTCCTACGATGGCAGGAGCAGCGATGGACGGGGCGAGCATCTTCCCGCCTTCAGCCAAGGCGTTGACTACTGCGCCGTGCGCCTCCGGCTGAAGTTTGTTCTCCGGCAGCTCTAGTCGAGCTTTGGCGGCGTCGGCGATGTCCTTGCCCACATCGTAGATGCCCTGACGGAAGCCGCCTCCGGTAGGCTCACCGAGCCACTGCATCACCTGTCCAGCCTGGAGGGGGACCTCCTCGGTTACACCTGAACGAAGGCCAGTAAGGACTTCTCCTACGCCGCTTCGCGGCTGCCTAAAACCAGCAGGCTCGCCCATCAAGTCTTGGAGCGTCGAGCCTGTGTCATCCGGAGGGTTGATAAGTTCGTCGAGAGTAGGCATAATTATTGGAGTGTTTTTATATACTCAAATACTGACTCAGGGGTCACATCGGTACGATTACCGAAGTGCTCAATTACTCTTTTCTTGCGGTCTTCTGAGAGGCTGGAGAGCATGTCAGGTACAGACGGGGTTCGTCGACCCCCACCGATGGGGCGCGTTTCGCCAGTGGCAGAGTTCACTTGCACGGCAGACTTTGTCGGCTGGAACCCTGCTGCGGCTGTGCCGGGTTCCTCAACTGAAACTGTTTGCCATACACCTTTACCTATTTGCCCAGTCCGGGCCTGTGACTCTTCAGTTTGCGCCAATCTAAGCCTCTGCTGAGACTTATTCTCCTCCGGCATTTCTGTTGCTGACGTTTCCGCCAGCGACGCCTGGGCTTGCTCAAGGGGCACTAGGCCGTTCAGCGTCCGCCAGGCATCTATTTCTGCTTTGTAGAGGTTTACGGCATCTGGCCACATCCCATTAGGTGAGGGGAAAGGCATGTATGTCGAAGGGCGGTCGCTCCCGCCACCAAGTACAGTAGTGACGTTTCCGTTCATTATTTCTCTTCGCGGGTCTGAGATCTGCTGGGCACCGCTTGTGCGTTGTATGCCTAACCCTCCGCCTAACGCATTGCGTTCTGAGGAGGTAAGGCGCCCTGCGGCTCTGTCTCGTGCGTCCTCTAGTTTTCGTTGCTCAGTCGCTATGTCGTGTCTATACTCAGTAATGAGCTCAGTCCCGCCAGGTAAAACTGTATAGTCCAGCCCTTCAACAGGGTCTGCAGTCAGTTGCCTCATTCTTTCTGCAGTAACTGGTCTCCCAAGAAAGGCGGAACCGGAAGCTGTTGACTCCCTAGCGTTTGCGGGCGCCAGGTTTGTGGGTGCGGGAAGCTCAGTAGACTGAGCGACATAGGGGACCGCAGTGTCCCGGACTGCCGGGGCGAGCATGTTGTTCATGCCTTGGGCAAGGGGGTTCTTAACAAACGGTTCGTTCGGCGCCGCACCGAACACCCCGCGAACGAGGTTGCTGGCGTTGTATATCCCCTTCCGGAGGGGCTCAGTGGCAACATCCGTCACTACTGCGGCGCCTTGTGCTACAGCAGGGGCTACTACCTCTCTGAACCCGCTCCCCGCCTGATAGGCCCAGTTCTTGTCTACTTTCGCCCGTTCCTCTTCCTCTTTGATAAATCCAGCCATGATATCCTCCTGTGTGTAACACTACTATACCACACTTCTACCCTTGATGTACAGTCTGATCGACAGTTTGTGTGCTGATCTCGACAACGTTACTATTGTTGTGACTACTGCTCTCACTACTGGACGTGCTGTTGGAACTTGAGAGTGATTCGTTAAATCCCATTTGTGTGGATACAGAAGTACTGGTCATCGCTGCGGCAGCTAGCTGGGCGTTTATAAGGGCCGTAGTCTTCATGGCTTCGAGCTGCATCTCCTTCGACGCTGTTGCCGCTTGGAGGCGAGCGTCCATCTCCTTCACTGCCAGTTCGGCGCGGCCTATGACCTCGTTCACTTGGGCTTTGAACGTCTCCACCTTCGCTCGGAGATACTCTCCCTCTCGATCGACCTCGGCGGCGTACCGGCTTGCCTGCGCAGTATACCCGCGGGCGTAAGCATCTTCCTTCCCAGCTTCGTAGGCAGCGTCTGCTTTATACTTCTCCAGTGCGGCGGTGAGTATCGCGACTTTATCTTTGTTCCCTTCTACGCGGGCCTGCATCTCAGCGAGGTTGATATCTGCTGTTACTTTCGTTGCCTGGACCTGAGTTGCGAAGGCGTCAACCTGCTTTCCGAACAGCTCGACTTTCGCCGTTTCTCCCGCGATCCTGGCTTGGTAGAGGTTGTACTTGGCGGTGACTCCGCCAATCTGAGCGACGACTGCCTCGATGCGTGCCCTGAATGCGTCAATCCTGGCCTTGTCGATATCTGTCTGGAGCTTGGCTCCCTCCATCTGCGCACGATACAGGTCAATCACTACTTGCAAGGCATTCACCCGCGCCGTGTATATCTGCACCTTCTGAACCTGGAGATCCCCGAGAA